ACTATACCGTTGCGCCGGACCGTCAAATTGGTCATGTTATTGTGTGACAACGCCTAATGGAAAAGACATTCCGCGTTTCGTTACTGCTAGAAGCCGTGCGATACTTCTCCGACCTCGATATTTGCAATCAGTACATGACCCAAATTAAATGGCCGAACAAGAAGCCTGTTTGCCCTGCTTGTGGAAGCCATCGTATCGGCGAGATTCACACCCGGCGGATGTTCAAATGCCGCGAGTGCAAAAAGCAATTCAGCTACAAGGTCGGAACGATCTTTGAGGATTCGCATTTGGGCTTGGACAAGTGGTTTGGCGCCGTCTGGGCAATAGCCAACTGTCGAAACGGAATCAGCAGTCACGAGTTGGGGCGGGCGGTCGGCGTTACCCAAAAAACGGCGTGGCTGATGCTCCATCGAATCCGAGAGGCAATGCGAACGCGGAGTTTCGATAAATTCGATGGCCCGGCCGAAGCGGATACAACCTACATCGGTGGCAAATCCGAGAAGAAGCCCAAGGGCTGGCGGGAGTTTGACCAGCTTGCAAGGAAACTGGTGGCTGTGCCAAAGGCCAAGATTGGCCAGAGGGTGAAAAAGCTGCGCGAGAAAAAATGAGAGCCGTTCATTTTCCCGTGCGGGATCGATATGCCGGCGTCTTGCCTTACGAAGGCAAGCGTCTGCTCCACGACGCCTATGAGATCGCGTAGCTGCCCTGTCCCATTTCGCGCGAAATAGCCTCCCTCGATCGGTAAGCCTGGCTTCCGAGGAATCCGGCCGTCGGCCGCAAACCTGCGTGCAATTGGCCGCGCGATGCTCTATCCTTCATGTCATGCCGCAAATACCAGGCCGCCTCTGCACTAGGGCGGGATGCACAGGGATCGTTCGTGATGGCGTTTGTTCTCGATGTGGACCGCTCAAACGCACAGGGTGGCAGCACACGCTATCGAGGCAGCGCCGAGGGTATGACCAGGCCTGGTTGCGGTTGCGCGCCCAGGTCATCCATGAAGCGAGAGTCGCTGCCATCGAAGCGGGCGTCTCGCTTCATCCCATCTGCTCGCTGTGCAACGAGCCGATCGAGAACGAACGGGAGATTCATGTTGATCACATCCAAGCGTTCGACGGGCCCGACGATCCGCTTCGTCTCGACAAGAGCAATGTTCGAGTGACGCATTTTCGTTGCCACATGCGTCGCACGGCGCGACAACGTCGAGAGATTTCCCAGCCGAAGCGCTAAAACGCGGGCGCGTGCTAACGCTCATGGGGAGGGGGGGTGAAAACCCTGCAAGCGCGCCCACGGAACCGCATGGCCAGTCGCGCGTATTTTTTCACGGGTTTTGATGCAATTTCCGGGAAACGCACCTGATGGGAAAACGAGGACCAAAACCCGTGCCCACGAAAATTTTAGAGGCACGCGGAAGTTGGAGGGCCAACCGCCCGGAGGAACCTGAAGCGACCCCCGGCGTCCCGGAATGCCCGGGCTGGCTGGCCGAGTTCGATCCGTTCGCGGCCGAGGTCTGGCGCGACGTCATGCCGCTGTTGGTGGCGCAGGGCACCGTGGCCCAGATCGATTGGCTGGCGCTGGCGTCGCTGTGCCAGAACTTCAGCCTCTGGCGGCGGTCGGCGGAATTGGTGGAATGCGCGGAGCCGGGCACGCCCGAATGGCGCCGGCTCTATTCGACGGCGAACCAGGCCCTCGGCCAGGTCATCCGGTTGTCGTCGCGGTTCGGCCTGACGCCGGCCGATCGGGCCGGGCTGCATGTCGAGAAGAAGGACAAGCCCAAGGAATCTGGAAAGTCGCGGTTCTTTTTCGGAGAAGTTTGATTGAACATCCGTGAAATCGCCAAGTTGATTCCCGGTCATGACCCCTTCGCCACGGCCGGCGATTGCTGGTTCGACGACCAGGCTGCGCAGTTGGCCTGTGATTTCTTCCCCGAATGCCTGCGGCACATCGAGGGCGCCGTGGCCGGCCAGCCGTTCACGCTCGAACCCTGGCAGAAGGCCATCGTTGCCAACCTCTTCGGCTGGAAACGCCGGGACGCCCAGGGCCGCACCGTTCGCCGCTACCGCGAGGCTTTCATCTTCGTTCCGCGAAAGAACGGCAAGACGCCCCTGGTCGCCGGCATCGGCCTCTACGTCTTCTTCTGTGACGACGAGCGCGGCCAGCAGAACTACGTCGCCGCGGCCGACCGCGAGCAAGCTGGGATGCTCTTCCGCCACGCGAAAGGCATGGTCGAACAGGAACCCGAGTTGGCTCGCCGCTGCCGCATCTACGGCGGCAACGCGGCTGCCGGCCAGTCGCGGTCGATCGTCCGCGAGTCGGACGGCTCCTTCCTACGCGTCGTCTCGGCCGACGCCGACACAAAGCACGGCGGCAATCCGCATCTAATCGTCATCGACGAGCTGCACGCCCAGCCGAATGCGGAATTGTACGACGTTCTGCACACCGGCATGGCGTCTCAGAACCGCGCCCAGCCGCTCTTCATCACGCTCACCACGGCCGATTACGACCGCGAGAGCGTCTGCAACGAGCGGTACGAATACGCCTCGAAGGTCCGCGACGGGAAGATTCCCGACGTGACCTTCTTGCCTGTGATCTACGAGGCCACGGAAAAGGACGACTGGACGTCGCCGGCGACCTGGGCCAAGGCGAATCCGAACCTCGGCGTCTCGGTGTCGATCGACTATCTGAAGAGCGAATGCGAGAAGGCCCAGCGGATTCCGCGGCTGCAAAATACGTTCAAGCGCCTGCACCTCGATATGAAGACCAAGCAGGACGTGCTTTGGTTGCCGATCGAGGCGTGGAATGCCTGTGGCGGCGATCGCCTGGAGCTTCCCGCCGGCGTCCCCGTCTTTGGCGGCCTCGATCTATCGAGCAAGATCGACGTTACGGCCCTGGCCTGGCTCTGGCGGGCCGATGGAAAGGTGCTGGTGAAGCTCCGGTTCTGGGTGCCGGAAAATCGCATCCGCCGGTTGGAGAACGAGGAGCGCGACCCGCGTTATCGGCTGTGGCAAGAGGCCGGCTGGTTGGAATCCACGCCGGGCGACGTCGTGGATTACGACTTCATCCGGGCCGCGATCCGCGCCGACTCCGAGCGTTGCAGCATTCAGCAGATCGGCTACGACCCTTGGAATGCCACACAGACCGCCGTGGCCCTCCAGGAGCAAGACGGGTTCACGATGATCGAGTTCCGCCAGGGCTACGCCTCGATGAACGAGCCGTCGAAGGAGTTGGAGCGGTTGATCACCGCGCGGGAGATCGTACATGAGCGGAGTCCCGTGCTCGACTGGATGGTCGAAAACGCCAAGGCCAGGCCCGATCCGGCCGGCAACATCAAGCCGGTCAAGCCAGACCCCGGCGGAAAACAGAAGATCGACGGCGTGGTGGCGATGCTTATTGCCCTGGGCGTCGAGATGCGGCAGCCAGCCGTCGAGAGCGCTTACGAAGACCACGGCGTCCTCTACGCTGATGAAATCGACGACGACGAAAATGAGGAGGTCGCCGGCGGCGATGAACCCTTGCAAGACGAGGAGATCGAAGATGTTTGAACGTTTGGCTGGCATACTGATCGTAATCGGCGCTCTATTGCTTGTTCTGGCGGCGTGGATAGTGTTTCCGGCGGCGGGAGTCGCCGTCGCCGGCGTGTTCTGCATTTGGCTCAGCCTAGGACTGACGAGGATTGTCCGAAATGATAGCGAAAATCATTAGCAGCTTGATCCCCGGCCGCGGCGCGGCGGACTATGGCCCGCTGGCCGACTTCTGGTACAACCCCGTCGGCTCGGTGTCCTCGGCCGGCATCGCCGTGAAGCCCGACAACGCCTTGGCGGTGAGCACCGTCTTCGCGTGCATCCGCCTGTTGGGCGAAGGCCTCGGTTCTTTGCCCTGGCGCGTTCACAAGCGCGACGCCGCGGACTCGCGGCGCAAAGAGCTTGCCCTTGACCATTACCTGTGGCCGACGCTGCACGATCGGCCGAACCGTTGGCAGACGCCGATCGAGTGGCGCGAGATGGTCGTTGCGCACATCTGCCTGCGGGGCAACTCGTACAACCGGATCATCGTCAACGAGGTCGGCGAAACCGAGTTGATCCCGCTGAATCCCGATCGCGTGAAGGTCGAGCAGCTCCCCAATCGATACCTGCGCTACGTCTGGCAGCCGCAGAATGGGGAGAAACAGACGCTTGGCCCCGGCGACGTGTTTCACATCCGCGGTCTGACGCTGGATGGCATTACCGGCGTAAGCGTGTTGGAGTTCGCCCGCAACGCCGTCGGCAGCGCCATCGCCCAGGAAACGCATGGCGCTGCGCTGTTCAAGAACGGCGGCTTGCCGACGTTCTGGATCAAGCGGCCCCGCGAGTCGGGAAAATTCACGCCCGACGCCCGACGCAACTTCCGCGCGGGCTGGCGCAAGCTCCACGGCGGCGCGGAGAACGCCGGCAATCCGCCCATCCTCGAAGACGGGATGGAACTGCACGAGCTGGGGCTGACAAATCGGGACAGCCAGTGGATCGAGTCACGCGCCGTGCAGGCCGAGGAAATCTGCCGCTTCTTCCGCGTCAACCCGCACCTGGTCGGCCTGCGGGCCGCCGAGGCCGTGGGCACCGTCGAGCAACAGTCGATCGAGTTCGTCGTCTACACGCTCAGCCCCTGGGCCGTGCGGCTCGAGCAGGCCGCCAACCGCGATCTGCTCGACGATCCGAAGACCTATTACACGAAGATCGCGCTGGACGGGCTGCTCCGCGGCGACATGCTCAGCCGTTATCAGGCCCATAACGTCGCAATCCAGGGCGGCTGGGAACTGGTGAACGAGGCCCGCGAGAAGGAAGACCGGAATCCGATCGAGGGTGGCGACACACCTCGCTATCCGAGCAATATGCAGCCGGCCGGCGGCGGCCCCGATTGGAACGAGCAAGGCGGGCAACCCGGCAAAGGCAAGCCTCAGGCCAAGCCAAAACAAGAGGATCAAGCATCCGGCGATGAAGAGGACGAGTCGCCGACGGCTTACGAACGGCGACGGAAGGAAAAGGCCGAGGCGGCTTTCGGGCCGTTGTTAGAGGACGCGGCCGGCCGGATCGCCGCGATGGAGATTCGCGGACTGGCCCGGCGCGCCGACAAGGCCGCCGAGGATCGGACGCGATGGAACCAGTGGGCCGCCGGAATTTACGATGGAGTGGCCGACTGCACGCGGAGAATCCTCGCGCCGATCGCGTCAGCCTGGCTCGGCGCGACTGGCGAAACGATCGACGTCGCCGCGATAGCCGCGGAGATCATCCGCGCGGCCAATCCCATATTTGACGCCGCAGACGTTTCCACCGTCTTGACGCGCTGGGAAACGACTAGGCCCGCGGAAGTGCTCACCATCCTACGAAAGGGCTTTTTCGATGCCTGAAGCAGCAGATATTTTTGGGACGGTATTAAAAAACGGTTCGGTCATTCTTCTGGCGAGGATCGTTGGCGCCGACGGCGCGAACATTATCAAGGCCGATATCAACACCGTCAAATACAGCATTTACTTGCTGGACAAACAGAATCCCGACAGCCGAACCGCGGTTGCCGGCCATGTCTTCAAAACGCTGGCGGTCGCGGAGGTCATTTTCGATACGCTTCAAACCAATCTGAATTGGACCGTGGACTCAAAAGGCTACAATTTCCGCCACGAGCTGGACGTATCGACATATCCGGCTTTCGCCATTACGGGCAGACGATACCTGATAGAATACCAACTGACCCCGGCGGTCGGCCAGATCATTTTGATCCGCTTTCGACTCAACGTCATCTAGGAGCAAGAACGTGAAACGCTACGATGCAATTCTTTCCGCCGTCCAGGGTTCGATCTGGCCGATCCTCCCCGAGAAAATGCACGCCATGCTCGGGTTCCTCCAGCTCAAGGCCGCCGGCTTGATGGTCGATGGGGCCACGATCGAAAAGGTCGCCGCGGCCAACCGCGCCGAGAAACGGGCGGTGATCAGCCGCTCGGTGGCCGTGCTGCCGGTCGTCGGCGTCGTCGCCCAGCGCATGGACATGCTAAGCGAGTTCTCCGGTGGCGTTTCGACCGAACGGCTGGGCAAGGATTTCGACACGCTGCTAAATGACCCCGAGGTCGGGGCGATCGTGCTGGACGTTGACAGCCCCGGCGGCAACTATTACGGCACGCAGGAGGTGGCCGAGAAGATTTTCCAGGCCCGCGGCCGGAAGCCGATCGTGGCCGTGGCCAACAGCATGGCGGCCTCGGCCGCGTACTGGATCGCCTCGGCGGCCGACGAGTTGGTCGTCACGCCCAGCGGCGACGTGGGCAGCATCGGCGTCCTGGCCGTCCATTACGACTTTTCGGCCCAGAACGAGGAACTCGGCGTCAAGCCGACCTACGTGACCTACGGCCGCTACAAGGCCGAGTTCAACCAAGATGCCCCGCTAGGCCCCGAATCGCTCAAAGAGCTACAGCGCCGCGTGGACGAGGCCGGCGAGACGTTCGTCAAGGCCGTGGCCAAACAGCGGGGCGTGCCGCCCCAGACGGTCCGCGAAAAGTTCGGCCAAGGCCGCATGTTCGGCGGCAAG